CTTGTGCAATTGCGAAATATCTCGGGGATAAACTATGTTGTATAAACTATCGCTAAATTTCAAACGGGGAAAGACACGATGGACATGTCAGTAATAACGAGAAACGAGCGTCGATTGACTTTAAGTACGTATAATCCTCTTCATCCAGAATCATGGTGTAGCCGCACCAGTGTGTCAGAGAATCTACGGGCATGAGTCATTCAAGGTCTTCCTCTTCTTCTTGTTGTTGTGCTATGTTGGCGTAGTATTGTTCATCTGTGATGAAGTCTGCACGGTTACGCTGGTTGAATGGTCTATATGTTCGACGGGTGGCAAATTTTCCTGCGGGTGCAAAATCATTTACCCCGACCGGCCCGAAGATTCTATGGTCGGCGGCGACCAACCCATTAAAGGCGCTGGTCGTCCGAAGTTCAAACGACGCTCGATTCCACGTCAGGTCGCGATTTCTGATCAGCTTGGAGAATTCGGTGACGTGTGCCCGGTACGCTACGTAATGGTCCTCCTCCTCTTGATCATAGGCGTGAGGTGGCTCATTATTAGTGTGGGAGTTGGCAGCCTTACGTTGTTCATTTTCACTTAAGGTGGCTTTACTAAACGCGGTTTTGCGCCAAGTTAAATCTGCTATAATTGAACCGATAATATCCATGGTCTTCTGGTCTTTATCAGTGATGAATATATCTTGTGTTTCTGAAGGGAATTCGGTGGTCTCAGAGAACATAGCTGTCCCCAGTTGCCCGCGCGCCAACCATTCTACCATGTAGGTATCCACTTCATCTCGTGACCTGACGATCTTGTACTGGCAACGGAGCAGTTGTGCGTTTAATTCATTGGCTTGTTGAATACTCCACCAACGCGCGTTTTCACACAACTGAAATTCGTGTAGGTTGTGTACTGTGTAAGGCATTCTGGATAATAGTCTGGTTTCCTTGCAGATACTATATGTGGGGTGCAAGGTGTTAAGTTGTGTTGATTGGGGTTTTTCTTTATTAGGACCTGTCATGCCGCCGTTGTAGTTTAAATTAAATATTTTCTTTTCCCCGTAGGTAGTTAGGAAATTCCCTAATAGGTTTCTGTTGTGTGTTTTGGCATGTCCGATTAATAGGGATGCGCAGGTGAAATGCGCCTCGAGTTGCTGTTCACTCATGTAGGGAGCGAGTAGTTCAACGTTCATATGGCAAGGGGTAATATCAGCCATGTAATTGTATAGGCATTTGTGTAGGTTGTTTTTGGATATTTGATATAGGGTGCGGTCGAGTAACAATTGAGGATCCTTAATGCAGCCGTGTAATGTGAAGATCCAGCCGCAGAAGGTGGGGTTGCGTAGGACGTTGGTTTTGCATTGCAATTCGAAAACAGATGAGTAAAACTCTAACCAGACGTCTCTTAGAACAAGTGGTCCATTACCTGCAGTATCATCACCGGTGGCGCACAAAGCGATGAGTTTGTTAATGATGTATTTTAGGGACATGTAAGCTAAGGAGCGCCAGGTGTTCAGGAGTAAAGTGAAACTAAACCCACTGGGTAAGTAACCTCCCATTCTACCCATCCATGTGTATATATTCAGCATAAAGTCTAAGTACTCGTCGACAAGTGTATCAGGTATTCCCAGATGACGCATCAGCATGACATCAAAATTTAGGAATTCGTGGTTTTGGCTGCTATCATAGGCTATATAATCATCTTCGAATGAGGGTAGATCAAAATCCCAGTGTGTAGTCACGAATTCGCTTAAGTCAGTGTCAGTTTTACCGTCGAGGGTAAAGACCCAGTCAGGTAAGAGTTGTTTTCCTTTCACAGAAAGGTACCGAGCGAGAGGACCCCACTTGAAGTTGGTACAGGTATTGAAAGAGATCACTAACTGTCCCTTCTTGGCGTCTCTGTTGTAAGTGCCTGGTTTGGTAACTGATTGACCTTTCATGAAAGTCTCGGCAAAGTTGTTATCCCATTGGGGGTCTGCGCGGTCTGCGATAGCATTGATGCGTTTATTCCCTTTTTCGGCGAAACGTTCTTGAAAATTTGCCACACTTTCTTCCCACAATTGTTCATCAAAACTTTGTTCAGGTATGTTGTAGGAACGTGTGAAAGCTGTGAACAGCGCGAGCCCGGTCGCCTGGCGAGAGAGATAATTTCTGAGGTTCCCTGCAGGCACTTCAGGGACCCAACGCTCTTTATTAGTCCAGTTTTCGGTGGCCATATCACCTCTTTTGTGTCTGAGGAAAGAAGCCGTAGTAAAGTTAGTAGTATCTACTTGTTGAGTGTAAATGCCATTGTACTCACGTTCACGTCCAAAGAGCTCAGGTTCGGAGTTCATGGTGCCAGTTAGATGTTGTATGGTGTCTGAAAGTATATTCTCAGGATCATGAAAGCCACGTATTGAAGTTTGTGGGAATCTTTCTTTTGTATATTCTTCCTGGGGCCATGAAGGTTTATGTTTATGGGTCTCGGGGTAGTTTATGGCGATACCGGACAGATGCGGATGGTTCTCTATTAGTTGTTCGGGGTGAGTCTCTTGTGACAATCCACCGAGGTATAGACTAGGGGGGGCGTTGATGTCGAGTAATTGTTTTGGAACGTGGCGTTTTATGTGTTGGATTATGGCCATTTTAATATCGCCAGGATCTCCAGTGTTGAGCAGGGCGCGTAGGATGTTGCTATACGGGGTTAGATTTTTATTAATTAGTAGGTTACAGATTGTTAAACCCCTCATGCCTCTCGTGAGGGCGGTATACCATAACCTATCAGTGCATTTGTAGCTATCATTATCAACTACAACACTGTAATTTTTAGGTATCGTTATGCCCTGTGAGTTGGAGAAGGTGTACGCCAGCCTACCGAATGAGTTTAGAGTTTTGCATTCAATAGTGCTTGCCACTAGGGTTACCTCAGTGGTGGGGGGGTGGGGTGTGATAATTAGTTTGCCTGGGCGATCGTTACATTTGTGGTTAAAACCGAACGGGTGAGCAACACCGCAGCACGGACGTGAGGTCACTGGTAGGTACATGCAGGCGTAGGGGCTTAAATAATCTATTTCCGGGGTTTTGCTGTTTAAGGTGTTATCATCAAGATCACAATGGTAGGTTGATTGGCATGGGTCACCAGTCACGATGATATGGGTTATGTTTGGGTCGTACGAACAAAGTAAATCGATGTAGCCAGGAGCGAACTTTCCAATCTCATCTATTACAACTAAGTTTGCACGACTGCTCACAAAAGGGGTTTCAAACGTTTGTAATTTGTACCCGAAACCAGAAGGTAAAGACATTTTTTCTTTCGCGTCTTCCCGTAGTGCAACGGTAGGTGTGATATACCTGAAAATTTCAGAGTGGAGTTCCACACGGGAAAGGATTTTTAAACATGGGAGGGTTTTCCCAGCGCCGAAGGTACCACAAACATAGCTAATCTTAACTTGGCGTCTTTTCCCGAGGTTAATCATGGATTTCATTTGGAGATGTTTCGTGGGTAGGTTAGGGAGTAGCCTTCCATATTTGTGATTTTCAATGTTACGTAGTAG